CTGCCGCAGCCGGCGCATTCGCAGCAATGGCCTGATTCTGCATGCTCGTCAGGTACGGGTAGTTCTGCGCCTGCGTCAGCATGGTGTTGTCCATGCCTGGGAAACTGAAGCCCGGCGTATTCGGCGTGGTTGTCACGAATCCCATATCAGCCTCCGATAGCGACCTCGAGGGTGAGTCCAACAATCGTCAGCGGCAGCGGATCAACCTGCCGCACATAGATTTGACCATTTTGCTGCCAGGTCGGCGTCAGCTTCACGCCAACCTCGTCAGTCTTCAGCGATGGCGGCGATCCGTATGGTTCCGTCGTGCGCCACTTGGCCTCAACCAACTTGTTTTCGCTCGGTCCCACAAACAGACCGCTTGACCTGTAGACGCGCACGAACGCCTCGTTGATGTTCTTGGCTCGGCCCTGACCGAATGCCTCAATCTGCAACGTCAACGGCAACGTCTGCAAGTCGCTCTCGTATGGCAGGCCCACCGTGATGATTGTGGACGGACGCTGGATCGTGACCGATCCACCAGTCACCACAACCTGCGGCATGACAGCGCCATCACCCAGCACGCTGACGGTCTTGCCCTCGAGGTGCGATAGGCCGCTGACCGTGTCGCGAGCCCAAGCCCAGACCGCCGTGGCCACGCCTCGCAGGGCAACCGCCAGCGTCTTGTCCACTCGCGCAGTCGCTACCGTCGTGCTGGTCGTGGACAGGATCGTGAGCCTGTACTTCGTGCCATCTGATCCAGTAAGCACGATCACGTCACCGACATCGGTCGTGGCCGGGAACTGGAAGATCGCGCTGCTGGCAGTGATCGTCAGCACCTCTGCCGGCGTCCAAACCGTGCCGCCCGTAACCGTGACCGTCGTTGCCGTCGTGTTCGTGCCGTTGTACGTCAGGCCGCTATCGACGTGGAAACAGTTCTCAAGCGTGGACACGGACCGCGTTGCGAACCGCTCGACGTACCGTTTCGTGTTGCCTCCGATTGTGCGCTTCACGATGACGTAGAGCGCATCCTCGGTGCCCTCGGCAACAGCAGTACAAGACTCAAAGTCACCGTCCGTGTCGTGCCTGTGCCAGGCAGCCACCTGCTGCTCCGGGATATAGGTCAGGCCCAGCATGTCGCCATTGCTCGAGATGAACCAAAGCAATGGGTGCGGAGCCTTGCTGTAGCACATGTCCGTGATGGACAGTCCATCAAACAGGTGCGTTGCGCGCAGCGACAGGTCGCCGGTCACGAATCCGCTGGCCTGCCACGAATAGCCAAGTTCACGCACATGGCCGTCACGGGCAGAGCCATAAACCACCGTGTTATTCACGATGGACGGCTGGACATTGCTGGCACCAACGTATGACTGCGGCCGCACCGAAATTGTGGTCGGCGTGATGACATCGCTATTGACCGGACTGATCCGCCATTCCGCCGCGCTCGTCAATGCGAGCAGCTGCGTCAGCGGGACAAGGTGGCGAATCGTGTTTGCCTCTCGAGCGGCGACGCGGAACTTGATTCGATCCGTGTCCTCTGTCGGGATCGAATACGACATGTCGCTTTCGGTGCCGCTCTTGGTCATCCAGATCGTTTGCGGCGCGTTGTTCGTGCCAGCAAACAGACGCCTCTGCTCGAAGTAACTGACCGCGCCGGGGTAGTTGTTGACGCTGCTGAAGACGGTGTCATACACAGGCGGCGTGATGCCAGTATCGGGCGCGATGTTGTCGTCGTTGATGGACGTTGAAGCCGTCTGGCCGATGAATCCATACAACCCGCCCTGCAACTTGTAGACGTTGTAGCGTGATGCGCCGGCGACAGCAGTCCATGCGATGGTCACGAATCCTGGAGTCGAATTGCCGAAATCAACAGACACCGTGGCGGAACTGCTCTGCACACTTTCGCTGACGTCGTCATCCGCGACTGCCGTCACCACATACGAATAGTCGATGCCTGATCCGAGTCCAGTCAAGGTCGCAGTCACGCCGGTCGGCGCAGTAACAGACGCCGCGAAATTGATCGTGGTCAGGGTCCAGGTCGTGGCACCAAGCCTGCGCAGCTCACGCGGCGCATAGTTCGGATGCACCAGCGTCAGCACGTCAGCCGACTGCACGTAGTGGATATCGAACAGGTCTGCCTCGGCATACGGGGTCGGGATCTCATAGATGCCGGCAGGAAGTGGATACCAATACGTCGCATTGGGCGGCGTCTTGTTGATCGCCTTGGCAATGCAGTAATAGTTGACGCCTCCGGACGAAACCAGAGATCCAATTGCATACGGCGTCGCGCCAGTGTGGACGCCACTGCCTGCGCTGCTTGTGACGATTGGAATGCCGCCGGCTGCGGTCGCGATTTCAAACGTGTTCGTCGCCGCGTTGATGACGTAGTACACGGTGTCAGGCAGCATGCCTGTCGGCAACGATCCAGTAGTTGTGAATCCGACTTCTGCTCCGTTTGCAAGGCCATGTCCCGACCAGTTGATGACGGTCGGCGTGCTGGCCGTGTGTGTTCCTGACTGCGACCCGGTTGTGTCGATAGCCGTTCCGCCAGATGTCAGCGACAACCTGAACGTATTCAAGGCGGAGTTCACGACGTAGTACACGACTCCAGGCAGCAATCCAGTTGGCAATGCTCCTGTCGTTGACAGAATGACGCGATCTCCGTTTGACAGTGTGTGACCAGTCCACGTCACGACTCCGGGACTTGCAATCGTGATGGTGACAGTTGCCTGCTGCGATTGAGTAATCGTGACCGTAGTGCCAGGCACATATGCAGATGGGCTGCCGGGCCCGAGCGTCGCACCCTGCGTATGGAATCGGAAGTAGTTCGGACCCATCTCCAACACCATCGTCTGGGTGGTGCTGAACGTGAACGGAATCAAGCGGGTGCGCTTGGTGCTGTCCTTGACCTCGCGCACGAACGCCGTGCCGGCCCGGTTCTCTGCCGGACCCTGCGGCGTCGCAATGAAGTTCCGCATCGTGGCAGCGCCGGTCTGGAACTTGATGTCATCCAGCCGGCCCCACATCTCGGGCGACACCTCGCCGCCTGCGAAGGATCGGTTGTAAGTGCGGGTCTGCGGCATATGTCAGCGCCCGCTCATCCAGGTCGTGATGTGTTCCGGCTTGATGTTGCGCTGGTTCGCGTCAGACATGCGAGCCTGCTGCATGTAGCCCATCATCATCTGGGTGCAACGCTTCGCTTCAGCTGCGCCCTGGTCGCCCTTGATGACTGGACCAGCCAGCATCGATGCAAGATGCCACGAAAGCGCCATCACGAACAGCGGATCGAACTTGGTCGGATCGGTCACAAGCGCCTGATAGCGCAGGATCGCACCTTCCTGATTCGTGTAGATGACCTTGTTGCCGTTGGTGTCAGTCTCAATCGAGTATTCCTGCGGCACGTACACGCCGGCACCAACGAACGGAGTGTTGATCCAGCCCCAGCCGTAACGGTCGGCCGGGTACGGTCGAATGGTGTAGTCGTTCTCGACCTCGGGAGGGAGAACAGACACCGCAACCATCATGTCGCCTGGGCATGCGTAGGCGTAACGCCACATCGTGTATGGCATCGTGACGCTGGCAAGTGCCACGCGGCGCGACGCGAAGTTCCAGTTGTGCATTTGCAGCAGGCTGTCTCGAGCGATCGCATAGAACCGCGCGCAATGCTCCGCCTGTGCAGATCCCTCCGGCGGATCAATGCTGGCGACTGTTGCATCGTCGCCAAGGTGCGCCAGTGCCAGATTGCAGATTTCGACTTCGGATGCCATGCCTGCCTCCTAGTGATGGAGGGGAGCCGGGGTTGCCCCGCGACTCCCCTCCTGTCACTGCGAACTCACATCGCCTTATCCCTGCTGCTGATCGTGCGAAACCGCCTTGCGTGGCCGGCCAGGTCGCCGCTGAAGCGGAGTTTCCGCAACAGCAAGCGCTTCTTGGACTGGCCGTGCAAACTGTCCGTCTAGGACGGTCAGATTGCCGTTCGGCGGGCCGTTGTACTCAAAGACTTCACCCTCCTTGCGGAGGCCGTTGTCTACGAAGCACACAGTATTCGCGCGGACCTTTGGCATGGATCAGGCTCCTTGAATCACGTCACCCGGAAACCACTGGCGTAGAACTTGCGTCCGTCCTGCACGTTGTGCACGATCTCGGCAAGGATGCTTCCAGTGGTCGGATTGGTGCCGTTCACATCGTAGCGGGCGCCGAGGTAACGCAGGCCGAGGCTTGCGATCTGCGGCGGCAGAGCGACCACGTACTGCTTGCCGGCGGTCAGGCCAGCGAGCAGGACGTTCGTCTCTGCAAGAACGGTGTGCGACGAGAGGTTGGCATTCGCAGAAATCACCACCTCGAGGTCGAGGCTGGTGAGAGTGTTGAATGCCTCAACCACGGTGAACACCATGAACAGATCCGAACCCTCACCGATGTCTCGGGCGGTGCCGAGGTCAATGGTGTCGGTCGAAACGGCGTCAGCGGTAATCGCCTGACCCGTAATGGCGGAGCCGGGGGTGTTGGACCCGGACACAACGAGAAACTTGTCAGTAATCATTGTTGTTTTCCTTTCTGTCGGGTCTATCAGGACACGACGGCTTCGGTGTTGACGATGGCATCCACGCGGCGCAGAGGCACGCCCTGGAACGACAGCCAGCTGTACGGCATTCCGAACTGCGACAGGCCCTCATTGACCTTCAGGACGTACTGGCTCTTGTCGAGCGCAGCAATCGCGAGGCCGCTGTGGACAGTGCGGTTCATGTAGAACGCAGCCCGACCCATGCCCATGTTGGGAATGCGGTACAGGGCACGGCTCATCAGCTTGATGATGGCCGTAGCAGCTCCGGGAGCCTGCGTCGTGGCCTGCGCAATCAGGTCATCGGTGTCGATGTTGCAAATGCGGACCACGTAGCGCCAGTCCTTGACCACAAGACCGTTCTTCCACTGGTAGCGGGTGGCATACGCCTGGAGACGGGTGCCATCGCTGTTGTAGACGGTCTGCTCGCCAAGATCCTCGTGGATCAGGCCAGCCGCGCTGCCCTTGGGGAACGGGCAGTACACGGTGTTGTCACCCCACACGACGAGGTAAATCGACGTGTTGCTGGTGGCATCGCTGCCGCCGGCGGTGATTACGTTCTGCGTATTGTTTGATCCGGACAACGACGAGTAACGCGGCGCCAGGCCGAGAAACTGCTTCGGATCGGTGGAGGGGTTGCCATAGAACATCGTGGTCGCCTGGGTCTGGTTCATGGCCTCAAGGAAGGCCACGTCCTCGGACAGGCGGAACTGCGCGGTGTTGCCGTTCAGCATCGCAAGATCCTTGTCCACCTCGCTGCGAGCCTCGAGGATTCCGCAAGCCTCGTCCACCTGCGCGGTCGTGCTCTTGCTGCTCGGGATGCCCTGGTTCAGCGCGCGCCAGTAGACGCCTGGCAGACCAGTGCGGATCACGACGCGCTCGCCGGTGGGCAGGTTGCCCTCCTTGAAAACGCAGTCCTCGAGGATTTCGTTGCTCTGGGACAGCAGCTCCGCGATGACCGGCACGCGGCCCTCGGGATCGGTTCGCTTCGCCCAATCGGCGAGCGTCAGGTTAGAAGTGGAGAGAGTTGCCATTGTGATTTCCCTTTCGTGGGATTAGGTGTTACTTGGGTACAGAGCATCGGCGAAGTCACCAAACGTCTTCGGGCCGTTCTTGGCCTGTCCGACACTTCCGGTGACAATCCGATCCTCACTGATTGCCTTGCCTGCGCGGTACATGAACCGGATTACTTCCGGGTGATCGCCCAGGCCAGACGTGTTGAGCAGCGTGCGAAGTTCGGACGTGCCGAACGTGTCAAGAGCCTTCTTGGCAGTGGACAGGTTCTCGGCCAGCTTGTCGCCGCCGAACTCCTGGTCAGACTTGGCTGACGCAACCCACTCGCCACGAATGGCCTTGACCTGCGATTCTTGACGCTGGGCCAGCGTTGGGCCCATACGGTCGAGAATCTTCTGCGCGGCATCCTGCGTCAGGTTCAATTCGCGTGCAACCTCGGAGAAGTTCTTCACCACCTCCGAGTCGAACTCGCGGCCTTCTGGCGCCTTGAATTCGTACTTTTCAGGAGCCTTCGGCGTTTCGGCCTTGGTCTCCGTCACGTTGTCCGCAGCCTTGCTCTCCGTGGCCGGCTCGGCGGCTGAAGAGTCCTTCGGCGCAGTTGCCTTCTGCCCATCACCATAAAGCGCCTCTGCCGTCGCAGAAGCGCCGCTAGGTGCCGAAGATGCCTGGGAGCCGTTAGTTGGAGTTGCGGCTTCCATCATCGTTGGTTCGTTCATCTGCTGTCTGCTCCTTCATCATGGTTGGATACAGTTCCGGGCATTGCGTGTGGATCATGCCCAGAATGCGAAGCCCGTAGTTCCTGTGACCTTCGGCGAATGACAT